CAGAACAAGCAGCTTTAGATACAAAGATTAAGTTTGAATATGCAAAGCAATTTGCAGGATTAAATGATGCTCTTGTAGCTACTGTTGTTAAACCAGAAATAGATAAGTTTGACGACGCTAGACGTAAGAAACAAGCTGTAGAAAGAGAAGCTAATTATCAAGCACAGGTAGCAGCTTCAGATAGCAGAATGATACAGACTGGATTTGTTACTGCTAACCCAGCAGACGGACATCAACTAGCACATGACTGGGCTGCTAGATATGCAGCTAGAAATAGAACTACTATAAGTGCTGGTAGAACAGCATTTAAGGAAAATCTAATTAGTTTAGTTAGTCAGAATGCCATCACCTATCCAGAAGCTATGTCTATAGTTAATCACGAAATAACAGCTCGTGATGGTTCTACTAAGACTATGGGTTCTTGGAAAGAGTGGAGTGGTTTAGAAGGAGAACTAGCTGGTGCTGCTGTATTAGGTAGTGATGCTAGAGAAGAGGCAAAAGAAGCTAATATAGCTGCTGATTTGCAAGTTATAAGATCTTTAGAAGCTCCTACTAACGAACAGAAAGCACAGTTGTTTGTATACTATAAAAGCAAATACGATGGATATGTACCTATAGAATTATCAGATGCGTTGAAAGGACACTTACCTGACGATGTTGCAGAGAATATGATTGCACAATCTATACGCTTCCAAGGTGGTGTATATGATTATGAAATGGCTAATGTAAGTACTGAGGTATTTAACAAATACAAAGATAAGATACTTACTTCAGGTGCACTAGTACCGGGAACAGATCTACATGACACAGCAGCTAAATATCTAAAGGCATACACTGACAGAGGAACAGGAGATACATTTGGAAGTACAGAAACTGCTTCAGTAGAGTGGCTAAATTTATATGCTGGTCTAGAAGAAGTATTTAATAGTGCTTACAAACAAGCTACTGTAAGAGATGGTCAGATTGTAGGTAGACCTGAAGATGGTATGAAAGCTGGTCAAGCTGCTGTAGTAGAAGTGTTAAACGATGAAAGAACTGTGGATGCTTTAATGAATCCTAGTCTTGACCCATCAGATAATACATACAGTAGAAGTATTCAGAAAGGTATGACACAATCTGCTAATGGTCAATGGAGAAAACAAAAAATTAATGCTGATAAAGAATCACAGAGAGAGTTGTTGATGTGGAGTAAAACACCATTAAAACAGTCTAGAGATATACCAGACTACTATCGTGACCTAGCTAGGAGGATAGAAGTTAATCCTATTGACTTAGCTAACTCACAGCTACAGTTTTATACAGACGATCAGGTAGATACAAAACCTCAAGAAAATAAATATAACGATAAAGTATTAAATCTTATTTACAAATTCCCTACACGTTCTCGTATAACAAGAGCAAGACTCGAAGACGAAGGACAGGGTGAACAGAACGTAAAAACTTCTATTTATAATAAAAAAAGCTTAATGAGAAAGGACCAGTAACTGCGGATTACTAGCCTTATCTTAGGCTATAATTACCGTGGTAACTATGAATGAAGAATTTGACCCTACATTGGAGATAGGAATCTCTGGTCAGGGTATGTCTGAAGAGGACACAAAAAAGGCAGTACAAAATATCGAAGCTGCTGATATAGAAAACAATATAGTAGACCCAGTACAGGAAGAGCCTGAAGAGGTTGTACCTGAAGAAGCTAAACCTGAAGGTCCTACAGCAGGAGACTATGCTGCTGACACTTTGATAGGTTTAGGAGCTGGTGCTAGAGACATAGCTTCTAACATCATCACTGCACCAGAAAGAGTTATTGACTTTTTCAATGGTGAGATGGAAGAAGAAGGTAAGACAGAAGAAGGATATCAAACAGAGTGGGACCAGTTTATGTATGGCGACGGCGACCCTATTGAAACTAAAACATGGTGGGGTGGTCTAGTCAGAGGTGCTACAGATGTTGTTGGTACTATCGCTTTAACAGGTGGTGCAGGCAAAATAGCACAAGGTGCAAAGATTGGAGCCTATTTAAAACAAGGTGCTTTAGTTGGTTTAAAGTATGATTTACTAGCTAAAAACGAAGAAACTGATAACTTATCAGGAGCTATAGCAAAAAAATATCCATGGCTCAGTACACCTTTAGCTACGAAAGATACAGATCACCCAGCTCTAAATAAACTTAGACATGTAGTAGAAGGTATGGGTATAGGTGCTGTGTTTGATGCAACTATATTTAAGCTGACACCACTAGCTAAAATGCTTGCTGGTGAAGTTGTAGAAAAAGGTAGACCTATTGCCACTAACATAGCTGATACTGGTATAAAAACTGGTAAAGAAATAGGTGATGCAGTTAGAAGAGTATATGATGAAAGAGGTGCATTGAAAGCAGCAGCAGGAGAAGATATTGCTGCAATTAGAGCTAAGTTTGAAGAATTTAGAAAATCTAGATTAGATAGTATAGAACTACAAAAAAGAGAACAAGCTAAATCACAGATGAAAGATGCTGGATTTAGAGCACCAAAGAACGAACCTATTGCTGACCCTTGGCAGGGAGCTACAACTTCTAACAGTACTGCTGAAGCTGTAGATAAATCTGCAAAGCGTATGAAAAAAGAATGGGGTGCAGAAGAAGGTAGTACAGGTTCTTTGCTTTCTAACACTCAGATTAGTAAAATGGCTCAAGGAACTGGTGAAACAGAAAAAGTTATAAAAGAAGTTCTTGGTAATTTTAGAAGTCAAGGGTTTATAAAACAGTTAGAAGAGACTGCATCACGACAAGGTAAAACTTTACAAGAAAGTATAGGCGAAGACCTTGATATGTTTAGAGCAGTTTATGAAGGTAGAAATACAAGTGACGTAAGTACAGCAGATTTCTTTAAAAAACTTACTAGATCATCAATACCAATTAAAAATAAATCTGGAAAAACAGTTGGTAAAATTGTACAACCTAGATTTATAAAAGCATTAGATATGGTAAACACATCTTTGTTTAATGATATTAGAGATGCTGGTATAACTGCTAGAGAATTAGCTGATATTGCAGACATAAAAGATATAGATGGTCCTGCTCAACAATTAGTAGAGAAACTTATAGCTGGACTAGAATTAAGAAAAACATCTAGTGCTGAAGTATCACAGATGTTATCAGAGTTTGGTGATTCACGTATAAGAAAAACACCGCAACAATTTAAAGAAGCAATACAAAAAGATGTACAGGAAAGTATAGACGCGTTTCGTGTAGCTCTACAAATGACTACTGACCAAGACGGTGACGAAGTATTTAAGACTATATTTGAAGGTATATCTATGGCTGACGGTGTACACACACTAGATGATCTTGACGTATTTATGCGTAAGAAAATGAGAGGTGGTACATTTGCTGGCGATAAGAAAAAGACTGGTGCATTCTTAAGAGAGATGGGAACTATGTTTACTCATAGTGTTTTATCAGGACCTAAGACATCAGTTCGCGCGATCATGGGTACATCTACCGCAGCATTTACCAGACCTATGGCTATGGCTATGGGTGGTTTAATGAAAGGTGATGCAACTATAACTAGAGCTGCATTAGCTTCTCTTAACTCAATGCGTGAAATGGTACCAGAATCTTTTAAATATTTTAGAAAAAGATTAAATAGTTACTGGGCTGGTGAACTATCTACAATGAAAACTAGATTTGTAGAGAGAAATAAACTAGACGACCAATGGCAAATGTATGGACATTGGGCAGAAACGAGAGGTAATACAGTAGATAAGGCATTATATCGTACAGCTAATATGGTTAGAGGTCTAAATGATAGTAGTCTTCTTACATATTCTACTAAGATTATGGCAGCTACTGACGATACTTTTGCACTAATGATAGGTAGAGCTAGAGCTAGAGAGAAAGCATTTCTAGCTGCTGCTGACAGATTACCTGATGGTAACTTCAGTAACCTAGATCAAACATTTTTTAAGAATCAAGAAGATATATTCCAAAAACAAATCTTTAAACCTGATGGTACTTTAGCTGACGAGATGGCTGACTTCAGTAGAAGAGAAGCTACACTTACACAAGACCTAACTGGTTTTAGTGCAAGCTTAGCTAAAGCATTTGACGAAGCACCATGGGCTAGACCTTTCTTCCTATTTGCTAGAACTGGTGTTAATGGATTAGCATTGACTGCTAAGCATACTCCCGGTTTTAACTTATTTGTTAAAGAGTTTAATATGATAGCTAAAGCTAAACCCGGAGATGATCTTTCTGACTTACTACAGTATGGTATTAAGACTCCACAGGATTTAGCAAATGCTAAAGCTATACAAAATGGTAGATTAGCTATTGGTGCTGCTGCTATAAGTATGGCGTCTATGGCATATCTTAGTGGTAATTTACATGGTAATGGACCAACAGATAGAAAGCAAAGACAAGCATGGTTAGACATGGGATGGAAACCAAGAACTATAAAACTTGGTGACGTCTGGGTAAACTATGATGCTTTTGAACCATACAACCAAATACTTGCATTAGTAGGAGATATAGGAGATCACCAACAGTTAATGGGTGAAGAATGGGCTGAAGATAGATTATTAAAACTAGCTATGGCAATGGGAAGTACAGTTACAAGTAAGTCTTATCTAGCTGGTATGCAGTCATTCGTTGATTTATTTTCTGGTCAACCCGGACAATCTAATAGAATTATTGCTTCTTTAATGAATAACACAGTGCCTTTATCTGGTCTTAGAAATGAAATAGGTAAAGTACTAACACCATATACAAGAGAGCTAGGTTCTGATTTACAAAGTTCTATAAGAAATAGAAACTTAATAACTGAGAACATAGCAGTAGACCCTTTACCTATTAAATATGATATATTAACTGGTAAACCTATTAAAGATCACGACTTTATAACTCGTATGTTTAATGCGTTTTCCCCTGTTAACTTTAACTTAGATTATTCTCCCGGTAGAGAGTTTCTATTTAACAGTGGTTATGATATGAGAACTTCTACATACACCGCTCCAGATGGAACAGATTTATCTGACAGTCCAAAGGTTAGGTCAATGTTTCAACAAGCTATAGGAAAACAAAACCTACTAGCTACGTTTGATAAAATGGCTGAGTCAGAAAATATGCAAATATCTCTTGCAGAAATGCAATGGCACCGTAAAAATGGTATGGCTGATGTTGAACCAAAATCATTCCCCCACTACAAACGAATCGCAAAAGAATTTGACAAAGCTAAGAAACGAGCTTGGGCAAGCCTTAAAAAAGATAACGACGTCCAAAAATTGTTACTTGAGGAAAGAAATCAGAAATTAAAAAATAGAAAAGCAAACCGAGGCACGATAGATAAGATCTTAGAAATGCCTAAATAATCCGCCTACATCTATCCGCACACAACTAAATAAACATGACCGTAACAACTGAAAAATTTCATAACGGTACTGGCAGCGCACATACATTTGATTTTCCGTTTCAATATTTGAAAACGGCAGATGTCAAAGTTAAAGTAGGTGGTGTTCTAAAAAGTGAAAGTACACATTACAATGTTTCAAACAACAATGTAGTATTCACCAGTGGTAACTTCCCAGTTTCCGGTACTAACAACGTACATATATACAGAGAGACAGATACAAGCACTGCAAAAGCAGTTTATGCAGCTGGATCCTCTATAAGATCTGCGGATCTAAATAATAATCAAGATCAAGTTTTATTTTCTTTACAAGAAAAAGACAGATTTAATGAATATAATCCAGTCTTAAGATCAGACTTGGATATGAATAGCAACAAGATAACAGAACTTGCTACACCTACAGCTGATACAGATGCTGCAAACAAAGCGTTTGTAACTTCAGAAATTTCAACTAGAACTGCAACATTAACAACAATAGGTTCTAATGCACCTACTTCTCCAGCACCTCAACAAGGC